GGGTAAATGCCCCGTATACTGTCCTACATACTGGTAACACTACTTGTAACAGCTTGTAGTATGGCCTATGCAGCAGACAGTAACACTGTATCTAGCACTGTGGTGACAGATAAAGCCCCACCAACGGCCTCTGCACCCTCAGTGGTAGTAAATAACTCAGATATCTGTAAGTCAGGCGCAGCAGCTAGTATACAAACGCAAGTATTAGGTGTCGCTACAGGTATAACAATTACAGATGAGAACTGTGAGCGAATAAAGCTTGCACGTTCTCTCTATGGTATGGGAATGAAGGTAGCTGCAGTGTCCACCCTCTGCAGAGACCACCGTGTCTTTGATGCAATGTGGATGTCAGGAACGCCCTGCCCCTTCATGGGTAAGATAGGGAACGAAGCCAAGACTGCATGGGAAAACAATTTAGATGTTATGCCTGATGAGTCAGAGATAAGATTAAAAGAAGAAGTAAGACAAAATGCCGTAGCGTTAGCAGCAGCAAATAAAAAAGCAAAAGCTAAACTTATACAGGCAAAGCAAGAAAGAGACGCTAAACGAAAAGCTAAAGAAGAAAAGAGGGCCAACGATGAAGGTAACAAGCATATGTGGTTTAAGCCTATTGGTACTATCCTTATGCTCCTTCTCATCTAAAGCTGAAGAGGTATGCCCATCAGGAACAGTGGGTCTTTGTGATCCTACAGTACTAGAAACAATAGTAGAGACTGTAGATGTAACGACTCAAAACGATGGACAAGGAACTTTAACAACCACCGTAACAACAACTGTAACAACTACAGATACGGTAACAAATGAAGACTCAGGTGACTTACTATCCTCTGACTCTACTTATGTATCATCTAGCAAACAAGGTGATATGGACAGTGATTGGGGAGGCCAAGGACCAGCAAGTATGCCCAGTGGCAATTCGTGTGGTAGTTTAGGTACAGATAAATGTGCCATGATAACTGGAAGTGGTAACTCAACATCCACAATGGGTGTACCTAACATGGGTACTACTTTTAAACAAACAATAAATATATCCAGTCTAAATATAACAAAAGGTGGAAAGACAACCTATACCATAAAAGTAGATAAGCAAGATGCTAGTGATAGTATCTACATGCATATTACAGGTAAAAATGGAAACACCACTTCTTTTGCAGGAACAGACATACTATCAGCAGCAGGTACAGCAAGCGGATATGCAGAGTACACTGGTGGTTTTGACTTTGCTGACTCTCTTACTTCTCTCATTGTTGAAATAGGGGGCAGAGATATCAACTTGGCTGTAGGGCCAATGTTTGACGATGTGACGATCAATGTGTTGTATAACGTAGTGAGTCAGATTGTATTGCAGTCAATAACAACAGTAGAACAATATGTCTTACATAATGACGGTGCTAGTGAAACAGAGATAGAAATAGTAAAAGACATCTTTGATAATAACATACCAGTAGAACAACCAGACGGTAACTTAGACTTTGAACCAATAGATGGGGGAGACACAAACAAAGATTCATACGAATCCGTAGAACTAGAGTTAGACATGGATTTTGAGATGGATTTAGAAATGCCAGAAATCAAAGTAGAGTTTGATATGCCTGACATTGAAGTAGAATCTCCAGTAACTGCAGTAGATGTAGAAACAGAGATGGAAGTAGAAGTTGTAGAGGTGGCAGCAGTATCAGAGCCTGAACCAGAAGAAACTACTTCTGATCCAGAGCCACAGAAAGAAACAGTAAAACAAGAACCTGAGTCAAAGTCAGAAACAGAGACCCAAAAAGAAGAAGAAGTAAAGGAAGAGTCTACAGAAAAAGAGACTAAACCTGAACCTAAGAAAGAAGAAACAAAAGAAAAACCTGCAGCTAAAGTAGTAAAGAAGAAAGTTACTAAACCTAAAACTAAAGCACAGAAAAAAGAAGCTAAAGAAAAAGCAGGTAGTAAGATCGTTAAGAAGATGGGTGACAAAGGCAGATACGATTCTGCAAATCAGTTAAAGACACTCATTGTAATGCAGGTACTAGGAGATACCAAAGAGTTCTTTTCAGCACAAAAGATGTTGCCAGACATTCAAGGTTTCTTTACAAGTGGGGTCGTACCTGATGCAGAAATAAAAGATAATAACTTTGCGTCTTTTATGTTAACAGGAAAATCCCACGTAAATATGAATGCATTAATTGATTTGCAATATAAATAAAAGGAAAATACTATGACAAAACTTTCACTTGTACAAGGAATTGAAAAGTACAAAACACCCGTAACTTTAGGTGACGGAGTTGTAACTATTGAAGATGCTACTTACACTGTAACAACAGAACAATCAGGCTCTACATTTATTTTTGCTAGAGCAGCAGGAATTGTTGTAACTCTTCCTGAGTTAACTGCAGCAGCAAGTGGTGAGCAATATAAATTTATTGTTGGCACAACTTTCTCAGGAGCAGGAAAAATTAATACAGGGGCAACAGCAGATTTGTATTCTGGTTTTGCTATCTTGTCTGACCCAGCAACTGCTGGTGACACTAATACTTTCATACCAGATCAAAGTAACGATGATACTATTGATTTGGGATCAATAGAGCAAGGTTGGCTCTCTGGCGGTATGATAACATTAACTGCTCAGTCAGCTACTCGTTGGCACTGTGCTGCATATTTACTTGGTGACGCTACATTAGCAACTCCATTTGAGTAATAGCTAAGTATGGTTGTTAATAAAGCAGGTAACTATACAAAACCTACTATGCGTAAGAGACTTTTTAATAGTGTGAAAGCTGGGAGTAAAGGTGGAAGGGCAGGTCAATGGTCTGCCCGTAAAGCCCAACTTCTTGCTAAAAAGTATAAAGCCGCAGGTGGTGGGTACAGATAGTGGCCTTAAAACCAAGTCAGAAAAGTCTTAAATCGTGGACTAAACAAAAGTGGCGTACTAAAAGTGGTAAGCCATCAAGCAAGACAGGTGAACGCTACTTACCTACTAGTGCAATTAAATCTTTGTCTAGTAGTGAGTATGCTGCAACCACACGTAAAAAACGAGAAGATACTAAAAAAGGTAAACAGTTTAGCAGACAGCCACAGGGTGTAGCTAAAAAGACCAAACGGTATAGGAAAGTATAATGGCTGAAGTAGAATACAAAGGTATAAAAGTAGGTGGCTCTAAGCTCTTGCTAATCATTCCGCTTTGTGGTACAATTATAGGAGGACTCTGGGGTGGCTTTGAAGCCTATCAAAGATATTTATCTATGGAAGAAAAGATAGCTAACTTTGTATCACCTGATCTATCTCATATAGATAATCATATGAACATGGTAGAAGCTGAGTTAGGTATTATAGGTGCAGAGTTTAAAGCACTCAAAGAAGTAGACGCTGCAACTGGAGCAGTTATACGAGAGCAGATCAACTCTGTTAAAGCAATCTCTGCCCAACTACAAACAGATCTACATGACTTACGAATGGATCTTAACCAAGATACAGCAGAACTAAACAATGCTATTGAAGTCAAGTCAGATAAAATAAATGCTAACATAGAGAAACAAGAGTCACGTTTAGAAAAGCAGGACGTTCGTAATCGTCAGAACATAGAGGATGTACGAGGTGTTATTAATACATTTGAACTACGGTTTGAATCTACAATCAGTGCATTTGAAGAACGCATGGATTCTAAAATGTCTAAGCTAGATCAAAAGCTAGATAACTTAGAAACAGTGCTAGATAAAAAGATACAACGTGCAATAGATAATCCACTGGCAGGTAACTAGATGAGTATAACGTATAGAGGTGAAACCTTTTCAGGGTACAACAAACCTAAACGAACACCTAAACATCCAACTAAATCTCACGTAGTTCTTGCCAAAGAAGGTAGTACAATTAAAATGATACGCTTTGGAGAACAAGGCGCAAGCACAGCAGGTAAACCTAAAGCAGGTGAGTCTGCCCGTATGAAAGCTAAACGTAAAAGTTTTAAAGCTAGACATGGTAAGAATATAGCTAAAGGTAAGTTGAGTGCAGCTTACTGGGCAGATAAAGTTAAATGGTAAAGGAATACTAAAATGAGTATGGCTATAGCTAACGAACTAATAAAAATGGGTCCAAAAAAAGTAGGAAAAAAACTTATCTCTAAAGCAGAAGACTTTATTGCAGGTAAAATTTCTGGTAGTAGTTGGATTCCAATGAAATATAAAAAGTTAGTTTTAGGACGCGGAGATAAACCGTCAGGAAGAGAACTAAGTTTTAAAGATACACGTGGTGAAAAAATAACAAAACGTATGACTAAAGATGCTAAAATAACTGGGGAGAATAGAGTTAAAGGTTTTGCTGTAGGACTTGGTGCTGTACCAGTAGCTAAAAACTTTGGTCCAGAATATAAAAATGCACTTAGTGCTATGTTTGCTGATCCTAGTCAAATATTTAGTGGTCCAGACGACATGACAATGGATGAATTACGTAAGAGAACAAAAGGTATATTAAAAGAAAAAAGAGCAAAAAGTATGAAAGCAGCCATAAATAAAGCTCTAAAAGAAGCAAATATAAATAAACCAAAGAATAAACCAAAGAATAAACCAAAGAAACGACCAGCAAACATGAACAAAGGTGGTATGGTAAATGACATGCGTAAGTCAGGTTTGTTTAGATAAAAGGAATTAAACAATGGCAAATAAATCCATAGAAGATATGTCAGATAAAATTTTAAAAGGTATTTCTGACAAAGCGATGAAATCTGAAATTAAAGCAGAGTTAAATAGATTACGTAAAAGTTCAATAGAAAAAAATGTTGGTCCGTTACCTAGAAAAAGACCAAAGGAAGATGCAGACAGTTTTGGTAGAAGGGTATTAAATTTTCTAATGCGTAGAGGACCGGGAAACAAAGGCAGAAAATTTGAGTCACGGGAAGGTTTCTCTTATCAAGCTAAAGGTGGAATGGTAACAAAAAAAGGAACCAATGACATGCGTAAAACAGGAATGTTTAAGGGTGGATATTCCACAAAGAAAAAATAATGTGGACCCCAATAGTACTCATGTGTTCTATGTATGTAACTACAGATTGTGCAACATACGGTGGACCAATATTTAAAACGGAAGCTGCATGTTATCAAGGAATGGAAGATATAGGATTACCCTATTTAAGACAAAAGTTTCCTAGTCATATTGCACGTGCTAAAAAGTGTGTGTACTGGGATGTGAAAGACAAAATAGATACTTAATTAGAAAGGATAGACAATGGATAAAATGAAATCGTCAATCGCAAGTATAACAGAAATGGGCATTGCTCTTATTACACTATCAATAGTAGCATCAGTACTTGTAGGACCAAGCAACTTAATTTTTCTTGGTAACGCTGTTGGAAATATTATTGACCTAGTTGAAAATCTAGGAAGTTCAGGACTTGCTGGACTCATTGTTGCAGGGATTGTACTACACCTATTTGGATGGTGCGGTTTTTGTGATTGCAAAAAGAAGTAAAAATGCATAACGGGCTTGCAAACTTAGCTGTTTTATGTTATAACTAGATATGATATAACTCCTATTATATAAGTCAGTGTTTATGACTTAAACATAAAAGGAGAAAGATATGTTTAAAAGATTATGGAATAAAGCAGTTAAGTTGCAAGAACAAAGAGCAAATTACTGGAAGTTAAGAAATATGACAGATAGAGAACTCAAAGATATTGGTGTTTCTCGTTATGATATTGAAAGGGGAAGAATATGCCGGGAATGAAGAAGAAAGCTTCTGCTAATCAAAAAGGACTTAAAAAGTTACCTGCTGCTGTACGCAATAAAATGGGCTACATGAAAGCTGGCGGTATGGCAAAGAAAAAAATGATGGGTGGAGGAATGCCCAAAAAAGATCACGGCAAAGCTGGTTCCTATGGAAAGAAAATGATGGGTGGCGGTATGGCTAAGAAAAAACCTACAGCAAAGATGATGTACGGTGGCATGGCTAAGAAGAAAAAATAATGTTAGCTCAACTTATATCTCCTGTTTCAGGACTTCTTGACAAGTTCATAGAAGACAAAGATCAAAAAAACGCTTTAGCTCACGAGATAAGTACTATGGCAGAACGCCATGCTCAAGAACTAGCTATGTCTCAGATTGCTGTTAATCAGGAAGAGGCAAAGTCTGGTTCCTTATTTATTGGTGGATGGAGACCTTTTGTTGGTTGGATTTGTGGAATTGCTTTACTATACCACTTTATTTTACAGCCTTGTATTTTATTCTTTGCTACAATGTTTGGAGCTACATTACCACCACTACCTGCATTTGATATGGGTAGTCTTATGACTGTTCTTATGGGTATGCTAGGATTGGGCGGTTTACGTAGCTATGAAAAGAGCAAAGGCATTGCTAAGAAATGAGTGCAGAAAACTTTTCTAAATGTTTATCAATGCTTTTACATCACGAAGGTGGTTTTGTAAATCATCCTGACGATCCGGGTGGTATGACAAACTTAGGCGTTACAAAAGCTGTATATGAAAAGTACATCAAACGTAATGCTACTGAAGCTGAGATGAGAGCTTTAACAAAAACAGAAGTATCTCCAATATATAAAACTAACTATTGGGATAGAGGAAAATGTGATGATTTACCTAGTGGAGTGGATTGGTCTGTTTTTGATTGGGGCGTTAATAGTGGCATGGGCAGGGCAGCAAAAGCGTTACAGCTTATCGTTGGCTCTACTGTTGATGGTGGTATTGGCCCTAACACGCTCAGAGATGTAGCTAAACATAAACCCCATGATATTATTGTAAATATGCATCAAGCACGACAAAAGTTTTACGAAGGACTATCTACTTTTTCTACCTTTGGTAAAGGATGGTCACGCAGAAACAATGAGACATTAGAAACAGCATTAGAAATGGCAGGAGAATAACAATGAAAAATAAATGGATATGGATAGGGTTAGCTCTTGCAGTATTTATAATTGTTATGTTTTATGGAACTAGTAAATTAATGTGTACTCCACCGTGTCTTTAAATGCAAAAGGAGTTAACACCTCAACAAAAGTCTACAATGACATGGAGATGGACAGCATTAATACTTTACCTTCTGATATGTTTTTATGACTTTATGTTTTGTCCTATATGGTACGGACTGAATAGGCCAGATATATCTGACTTTATGGAAATAATAAACTCAACAACAGAGCCAATGATACAAATGGAATTAATGAAAAAACTAACAGGACAACATAGTCCATTTACTTTAATGGGTGGTGGTTTATTTCATTTAGCATTTGGGGCAATACTAACAGGATCTGCATTTGCAGAGAAAGGAAAATAATATGGCAAAAGGTGTACAACACTATTATAAGGATGGTAGAAAATATAATGGAGAGACTCATAAGATGTCTGATGGCTCCTTACATACAGGTAAAACACATACTAAGGGTTCTAAAGTTGTGGTTCATTTTAAAGATCTTTCAAAGAAAGCAAAAGAAAAAGCCAGAGGTTCCAAAGTACCTAGCAGGAAGAAAAAATAATGGCACGTGAGTTAACTGAAAAACAACAAAAGTTTTTAGCTGTTTTGTTTGATGAAGCAGGTGGTGATGTTTTAACTGCAAAAAAACTAGCTGGGTATTCAGATACATATAGCACAACAGACGTTGTTAATAGTTTAAAAGAAGAAATACTAGATTCTACACAAAGTTTTATGGCACGTAACGCACCAAAAGCTGCAATGGCTATGGTTGGTGGTCTGTATGATCCTACAGAACTAGGTATTAAAGATAAAATGATTGCGGCAAAAGAACTACTAGATCGTACGGGTTTAGTAAAAACAGAAAAATTACAAGTAGAAGCAAAGGGTGGAGTTATGTTAATGCCACCTAAAGTTGTAGAAGATGACGAATAGAAGTTTAGGTAAATGGAAGCTACCACAACCTATAGATCTACAAGAAGACAATGAATGGGTAAAAGTACCTAGAATATCTAGAACAATTCCTTTTGGTTATGAGCTAGACACAAACGATAATAAAATATTAATACCCATACCCGACCAATTAGACAAACTAGACAAAGCAAAAAAGTATTTAAAACAGTACTCATATCGTGAAGTAGCGAACTGGTTGACAACAAATACTGGTAGATCTATATCTCACGTAGGTTTAAGAAAACGGTTGGATAATGAAAGAAGTAGAAAACACAAAGTTAGAAGCTTACGCCAATGGGCAGACTATGCGGAAAAGGCAATCGCCAAGGCGAAAGAAATTGAAGAAAGTCGTATCGGAGCCAAAGAAGCAGCAGCCATCTAAAATAGTAGAAGTAACAAGAAATACTACTATTAAACGTATGGAAGAAGATAACAATGTAATCTTCAAACCAAACGATGGTCCACAAACAGACTTTCTAGCGGCAAGTGAACGAGAAGTATTATATGGTGGCAGTGCTGGTGGTGGTAAATCCTATGCAATGCTTGCAGACCCTCTGAGGTATATGGGGCATCCTGCGTTTAGTGGTCTACTACTACGACACACAACGGAAGAGTTACGTGAACTTATATTCAAATC